CTATAGTATATGAACAAGACTCACTGTTAACACTTCACCAGCAAAGAAGTTTAGTTTTTAAAGACCAATTGCAAAATAAAAATACACAAATATTAATATTAGAGCAACAAAATCAAGTATTAAAAGAATCAGTAGAATTATTAACACCGACGTGGTATGACAATAAACTATTTTGGTTTGGAAACGGAGTTGCAGTCACATTAATAGCAGTTTTATTAATAAAATAAGAACCCAATGTCATCGCAAAAAAACATAAAACAATTAATCATAGAAGAATATAAAAAATGTGCACTGGATCCAGTGTACTTCATGAAAAAATACTGCCAGATACAACACCCCCAACGCGGAAAAATCTTATTCCATTTATATCCATTTCAAGAAAAAGCGTTAAAAGAAATATCTAATAACGATTATAATATAATTTTAAAATCTAGACAGCTTGGAATATCTACATTAACAGCTGGTTATGCATTGTGGATGATGATTTTTAATTCAGATAAAAATGTTCTCGTAATTGCTACTAAACAAGAAGTTGCAAAAAATTTAGTTTTAAAAGTGAGAACGATGCATGATTTATTGCCATCGTGGTTAAAAAATAAATGTATTGAAGATAATAAACTGTCACTGCGATTTGAAAATGGATCACAAATTAAAGCTGTTTCTGCTGCATCTGATGCTGGTAGATCTGAATCACTTTCGTTGCTTATAATAGATGAGGCGGCATTTATTGACTATATAGATGAAATATGGGCGTCTGCACAACAAACTCTTGCTAATGGTGGACGTGCTATAATTTTATCTACCCCAAACGGAACAGGTAATTTCTTCCATAAAACATGGGTAGGTGCAGAAACAGGAGAAAACGGATTTAACACAATATTACTACCATGGACGGTACACCCAGAAAGAGATCAGTCATGGAGAGATAAACAGACTCAGCTTCTTGGTGAGAAAATGGCAGCACAGGAATGTGACTGTGACTTCATATCATCTGGTCATACTGTAATCGATGGTTCTATAATTCAATGGTACAACGAGACATATGTAAAAGACCCAATGGAACGCCAAGGAATAGATGGAAATCTCTGGATATGGGAATATCCAGATTTTACTAAATCATATATTGTTGTTGCAGACGTTGCAAGAGGAGACGGACAAGATTATTCAGCATGCCATGTACTTGACATTGAAACATTGCAACAAGTTGCTGAATATAAAGGTAAAATTGACACGAAATCATATGGTAATTTTTTGGTTTCGGTTGCAACACAATACAATGATGCATTATTGGTAATAGAAAACTCTAACATAGGATGGGCAGCAATTCAGCAAGCGATTGATCGGGGATATAGAAATCTATACTATTCATATAAAGAAGAAGGATATGTAGACCCGGAAGTCCAATTAATAAAGGGATACGATCTAAAAGACAAAACTCAAATGGTAGCTGGCTTTACAATGAGCAGTAGAATACGACCACTTATAATATCAAAATTTGAAACGTATTTTAGAGAAAGATTGCCTGTAATATATTCAAAACGATTAATCGAAGAAATGTTTGTATTTATATGGAACGGATCTCGTGCAGAAGCACTGCGTGGATATAATGATGACTTAGTAATGGCAATGGGCATCGCACTTTGGACTCGTGATTCTGCTATAAAATTAAAAAAAGATGGAATAGAATTAACAAAAAATGCACTAAGCAATATTCAAAGACCGAAATTTGCATATAAGAATACTTCAGATGCTAATAATTATTGGAAGATGCAAACTCGTAACAATGAAAATGAAGATATATCATGGCTTTTATAAAAAGGTGAAAAATGTCAATTTTTGATAAATTAAAAAAATTATTTAGCTCTCCTGTTATTTTAAAAAATGTAAATGGCAGGCTAAAGGTAGCAGACACTTCGCATTATCAATCACAGGGAAACCCATATCAGACAAAAGTGATCGATAGATATGGAAGACTACATGGGACAAAAGGAGCGAATGTAAACCCATACCATCAATATAACGGATTTAGTGCAGCTAGACTAGATTTGTATACCGATTACGAAGCAATGGACGAGGATGCCATCATCTCATCTGCACTTGATATATATGCAGACGAAACAACAACGAAAAATGAAGAAGGAAAGGTATTAGTTGTTAATACTGAGAATGATTTAATACGAAAAATATTAGATAATCTTTTTTATGATATCTTAAATATTGAATACAATATATGGCCTTGGATAAGAAATCTGGTTAAGTATGGTGATTTTTATTTGTTTTTAGATATACAAGAAGAACATGGCATTGTCAACGCATTTCCAATGTCAGCGTATGAAATGACCAGAGAGGATGGTGTAAACCCTGGAAATTTATTTGATACAAAGTTTATCTATGAAGGCCCACTTGGTAAAGGAAAATTTGAAAATTATGAAATTGCTCATTTTAGATTATTATCTGATACTAATTTTTTACCATACGGGAAGTCAATTTTAGAAGGTGCTAGAAAATTATTTAAACAATTAATATTAATGGAAGATGCGATGATGATTCATCGTGTAATGCGAGCACCAGAAAAAAGAGTTTATAAAATTGATATTGGAAACATACCACCAAATGAGGTTGACCAATATATGAAATCGGTAATGAACGAAATGAAAAAAACACCATTTATCGATGAACGAACTGGGCAATATAATCTTAGATACAACATGCAAAATATTTTGGAAGATTTTTACTTGCCCGTTAGAGGACAAAATAATGGAACTGACATAACTACATTGAACGGTTTAAATTATCAAGCAATTGAAGATTTAGAATATCTCAGAAGTAAGTTATTTGCCGCATTAAAAATACCAAAGGCGTTTTTAGGCTATGATGAAACAGTAGAAGGAAAGGCAACGTTAGCAGCCGAAGATATACGATTTGCAAGAACCATAGAAAGAGTCCAGCGTATCGTTGAAAGTGAGCTAACAAAAATTGCAATTGTTCATTTATATGCACAGGGATTTACCGAAAATGATCTGATAGATTTTTCTTTAAATCTAACTTCACCATCAATTATATATGAGCAAGAAAAAATAAATTTATTAAATCAAAAGTTACAAGCATTTTCATTAGCAACTGAGAACCATGCATTATCAAAATGGAACATCTATAAAAATATTTTTAATATGAGCGAAGATGAGGCCAATGAAGAAATAAATAATATCATTGAAGATGCTAAATTTAAATTTAGAGTGTCGCAAATAGAAACCGAAGGTAATGACCCAGTTGTAACAGCAGAATCATTTGGAACTCCACATGATATAGCTACAATGGAAATACCCGGAAAAATGGGCCGACCAAAGGAATATAAATCAACATATGAAACAGATGATCATCCTATGGGAAGAGACCCACTGGGTAAAAAAGCAGCATCCGATATAAAAATGGATAAAAAAATAAATCATAATTATAGAGGATCCGCCCTTAGCAATGAAAATTCAATAGCAGATAAGTATATACCATATCTTAATAATATAAAATTTAAAACAAATGATATTATCAAAAAGTCTATTATAAAGGAAAATGTAGATGTAGATGAAAATAATTTCAATGATACAACAGAAAATACATTTCTGAATGAAAAAAATCTAATAAATACCAAATAATTAAAAAATATCTACATATTTATAAGTAATATGAACTAATAAAATCTAATTATGAAAGAATTAAAGCATTCTAAATTCAAAAATACTGGTATTTTGTTTGAGCTTTTAGCAAGACAAATTACAGCAGATATAATTGAAGGAAAAACCTCAAAAGCAAGTGCGTTTTTGAAAAAATATTTTTCAAAAAATACTGAAATGTATAAAGAATACATTTTGTATAAGACATTAGTTAATGAAAAATATACGTCAGAACAAAAAGCGTCTATGCTAATAGAAACAGTAGTAGCCACAAGAAAAAAAGTAAACAGGCAAAAATTACAGGAAGAAAAGTTTAATTTAATAAAAGAAATTAAACAAGAATTTAACGTAGATGCGTTTTTCAAAACAACAATACCAGAGTATAAAATATACGCATCGATCTATAAATTATTTGAATATAACTCAGATGATAACCCATTGGATACAGTAAGATCCAAAAGTACATTATTTGATCATATTTTAAAAACATCCAAAAGTAATAAATCAGATGATGAATTTCAAATATTAGAAAATAACTATCAGTACGAATCCGAAGATATCAGATTGTTGTCATATAAAATATTAGTAAATAAATTTAATGAAAAGTATGGATTTTTGGGAGAAAATCAAAAAAATACATTGCGAGAATTTATACTAAACATTTCAAACTCAAACAATCTAAAAACATTTATAATAAATGAAATTACAAAAATAGAATCATTTATTATTGAATCGGAAAATAAAATTGAAGATACTGTTTTAAAAATAAAAATAAATGAACTTTTAAAATTAACAATGTCCTTAAAAGAAATAAAAATAGTTACAGATGATCATGTTGTAAAACTTTTAAAATTGCAAGAATTAAAAAATGAATTAGGGAGAATCTTATAATGTCTATACCTATACACCCATATGACTATCCGCCATTAACTACTGAATCATATAATGATTTCGATAGATTAGGACATCCTGGTAAATTTTTTAAATCTATTCCTGCGTCTGGGACCGTTTATTTTACTGGATCTAATTATGGAGCAGGTGCAATTTTACCTTTGTCTAGTGCAGCGGGAACTGCATATTTGTCTGGGGGTGGTTCAATTAATATGGCAGAACTTACAGCAGGATATATACACGAACTTTCAGTCGAGCATGTGGAAAGCGCGGCAAATGTAATAATATTAATACGCAATCAGGCTGTTAGATAAATTACAATGGAAGATGTAAAAGAATATATAAAACAAATTAAAAAATACATTTCCGAAGAGGATGGATCTGTTGGAAATGTAACATCAAATGTTGATGGATACAACATACCCGGTGCATTTGCTGCATCCGAAGAAGAACACGAAAAAAGAATGGATATTATCTCTAGGGCGTTTGGCTATGTCCCAGTAAAAAAGAAAAAACCAAAATATTTTATACCGGTACACAAACAGCCACTAAAGCAAGTAAAAAAAGAAAGTGTATTTCAAGAATTTGCATCGCATTTACATT